TCTCCGTGGTTATTAAAATGTACAGGAAAGAGGTATCGTTATGCTTCGTAAAATAAAATTATATGGAGAACTTGCAAAGTTTGTAGGACATAAAGAATTTGAGGTAAAGGCAGATACTTTAGCTCATGCTGTTAGCTTTTTGATTAATAATTTTGAAGGTGTAGAACAGTTTATGAGTCCAAAATATTATCAAGTAAAAGTTGGTAATTATGCTGTTGATAAAGATGAATTATCTCATCCTATTGGTAAGGAGGATATACATTTTATTCCTGTGATAGCTGGTGCTGGTAGAGGTGCTGGGAAAATACTATTAGGTTCAGCATTAATAGCTGGTGCATTTTTATTTACACCATTAGCTCCAAGTCAGTTTTTTAACCCTATTGTCTCTCCAGGATCTTTTGTTGCTGCAAGTGGTATAACAAAAGCAGTCGTAGGTTTAGGTGGTGCTTTAGTTTTACAAGGTGTTAGTGAAATGTTATTTCCTTTGCCTAAACCTCCTAGTTTTGAATCAGAAGAAGATCCTAGATTATCATTTAGTTTTGGTGGAACGCAACAGACAGGAAGAGCAGGAACTCCTGTTCCTCTAGTTTACGGAGAGATATTTACTGGTAGTGTTGTAATAAGTGGTGGTATTGATACTGAACAGGTACGAGCATGATTGAAAAGAAACATCTTATTAGAGGTGCGAAAGGTAATGATCCACCTCCACCACCTCCGCAACCGACTAGAGAACCTGACACTTTACACAGTAGACAGTTTGCTACCTTTCTTGATCTTGTCTCAGAAGGAGAGATAGAGGGTTTTGCAACAGCATCAAAAGAAGGCAGAACAAAAGGTACAACTGCATATAACAATGCTGCACTTAAGGATGTTTTTCTTAATGACACTCCAGTATTAAGAGCTTCAGCAGATTCTACAAATCCTCAAACTACTGATTTTAACTTTCAAGATGTAAAATTCACTCCTCGTTTTGGTACTGGTAGTCAAACAAAAATACCTGGAATTGAAAGTAGTGTATCGACAACAGGTGTTGGAGTACAAGTTACTGCAAGCACTCCCGTTACTCGTCAAATAACGAATACAAATGTTGATGCTGTAAGAGTATCTATTACTTTTCCTCAACTACAAAGAGCAACTGATGAAGGAGATTTGCTAGGTGCGGAAGTTCAATTAAAAATATCTGTTCAATATAACTCTGGTGGTTTTACTGATGTTATTACTGACACAATTAGGGGTAGAAGTGGAGATGCGTACCAAAAAGATTATCGTGTAGCAATTACTGGTTCTTTTCCTGTTGATATTAGAGTCAGTAGAGTTACAGCAGATAGTACCGATACTAACTTAAGAGATACTTTTCAATGGTCAAGTATTGGAGAGATTATTGATGATGCTTCAACTTATTTAAATAGTGCATATAGCTCAATAAGACTAGATTCAATGCAGTTTAGTTCTATTCCTGCTCGTAAATTTAGAATTAGAGGAATAAAAGTTAGGATTCCAGGAGCAGGTGCTTCTAGTTCTGGTACGCCAAGTGTCGATTCTGCTACAGGTCGCATTGTGTACCCAGACGGCTATATATTTAATGGCACGCTCTCAGCAGCAACATGGACTTCTTGTCCAGCAATGATATTGCTTGATCTTCTTACTAACACAAGATATGGGTTTGGAGATCATATAACAGATAGTACTCTTGATTTATTTAGTTTTGTAAATGCTAGTAAATTTGCTAATACTCTTGTTGATGATGGTGCTGGAGGGCAGGAAGCTAGATTTAGTTGCAATGTAAATATTCAAAGTCCTAAAGAAGCATTTGAATTAATAAATGAATTATCAGGTGTTATGAGATGTATGCCTATATGGTCTGCTGGAACAATAACTATTACACAGGATAAACCTACAGATCCTAGTTATTTATTTAATCTTTCAAATGTAACTTCAGAAGGCTTCTCATATTCTGGAAGCAGTTTAAAAACTAGACATAGTGTTGTATCTGTTTCTTACTTTAATATGGATAGTCAGGAAGTTGACTTTGAAGTTGTTGAAGATGCCACCTTAAAATCTAAAATAGGAACTGTTGTTAAGCAAGTAAAAGCATTTGCGTGTACTTCTCGTAATCAAGCTCGAAGATTGGGAAGGGCACTTATCTTCGCTGAAAATAATGAGTCTGAGGTAGTCGCATTTTCAACATCAATAGATTCTGGTGCTGTTGTAAGACCTGGTGCGATTATTGAGATTCAAGACCCAGTAAGAGCAGGAGTAAGAAGAGGTGGAAGATTATCTGCTGTTACTTCTACAACTGTTGTTACTGTTGATGATACCAACGCAACGGATCTTCCTACAGATGGAAGTCCAACTTTAGGTTTGATATTACCTGACGGAAGTTTTGAAAGTAAGTCTGTCTCATCTATCTCAGGTGGAACAATTACTGTTTCTGAAGCATTTTCACAGACACCAAATGTAAATACTGCATGGATATTATCTAATACCTCTATAGATGCTCAGTTATTCAGAGTAATTACAGTTGAAGAGCAAGATGGTTTAAATTATTCAATTACAGCTTTATCTTATGTTGAGGGAAAATATGCGTTTATCGAAGATGGAACGGCACTACCCACTCGTAGTATATCAAATCTTACTGAATTAAAAGATCCTCCTGGTGGTCTTGCTGCTACTGAACAGATATTCTCTATCAATAATCAAGCTATATCAAAAATTATTATTAGTTGGCAGCCAATTAATGGTGTAACGCAGTATCAAGTCAATTACAGATTTGGTAATGATAATTTTATTAGTGAAAAAGTATCAAGACCTGATTTTGAAATAATCAATAGTAGAAAGGGTACTTATGATATTCAAGTTTTTTCTTATAACGTATTAGATCAATTATCGGCTACTTCTACAAGTATTCAGTTTGAAGCTGTAGGAAAAACAGCTTTACCAAAAGATCCTTCTGGATTGACAATTGAGCCTGTTTCAGATCAGTTTGTAAGATTACGTTTTGATCCATCAACAGATATTGATGTTTTGCATGGAGGTACAGTTTCAGTAAGGCATACTCCCTCTGTTGATCCAGCAGTAGCAACATTTACAAATGCAACTGAAATCATTCCAAAACTTGCTGGAAATATCACAGAAACTTTGGTTCCAGCTTTAACGGGAACTTATTTAATTAAATTTATTGATGACGGTGGACGCAGGTCAAATAATGCTGCGAAAATAATTGTAACTCAACCAGACCCACAACCTAATCAAGTAATACTTACAGAAAGAGAAGATACAGACTCGCCACCATTTCAAGGAGAAAAAACAAATACTTTTTATGATGCAACTTTTGATGGATTATTATTAGATGGCACTTTTTCAATTGATGATGTTACGCAAGATATTGATGATATTTCAAGTTTTGATTTTTTAGGACCGATTCATTCGTCTGGAACGTATGAGTTTCAAAATAAAGTTGATCTTGCAGCAAAATTTAACTTAATGCTTAAAAGGAGATTTGTTACTTCTGGACTTTTACCAAACGATTTGATTGATTCTAGAACTGCGAATATTGATACATGGACGGAATTTGACGGTACTTTAGCAGAAGATGTTAACGCAAAACTTCTAGTTGCAACAACTGATATTGATCCAGCAACGTCAACTTCTGCTACATATGAACAAAGCGGTACAACTATTACTATCACGAAAACGGATCATGGATATTCTGTTGGAGATTTTGTTGTTATTGATTTTACTGCCGGAAGTGCTGCCGATGGTAACTATGAAATTCAAACAGTACCAAATGCGAACACATTTACAGTGACAGCAAGTGCCAGTGCAACAATATCAAGTGGAACTTCCTGTGCTTATGGAGCAAACTTTACTCAATTTAATACTTTTACAAATGGAGAATATACAGCAAGAGGATTTAAATTTAAATGTGAATTAGAATCAAATGACCCTGCACAAAATATAAATGTTAGTGAATTAGGTTTTGAAGCCAGTGTAAAACGTAGAACAGAAACCGTTAACACATCTATAGCATCTGGAAGTTCAGCCAAAACAGTAACTTTCGGTTCGCCTTTTTTTACAGGTACTGGATCTCTTGGAGGATCAACCACTGCATTTTTACCAACAATAGGGATTACATTAGAAGGTGCTGTAACAGGAGATTATTTTAAAATTACATCTATTACAGGAACTCAATTTGTTATAGAAGTAAGAGATTCAAGCAATAATTTTAAAGATCTTAATTTTAGATATACAGCAATTGGGTTTGGTAAAGGAAGTTAAATATGTTTATATTTAAGTTATCAACTATCATATACTTATATTAAAAGGACTAAGTAATGGCAACACATGATTATGTAATAGCCAACCAATCAGGTGCGGCATTTAGAACAGACCTCAATAATGCTTTAGCTGCAATTGTAAGTAATAATTCAAACTCATCTAGTCCAGCCACAACATATGCTTATCAGTGGTGGGCTGATACCTCTGCTGGTGTTTTAAAAATAAGAAATTCTGCAAATAACGCTTGGATAGAATTATTACAACTTGACGGTACTTTAACTCTTGAAGATGGGTCTGCTTCAGCACCAGCATTGGCTTTTAGAGATGATTTAGATACAGGTATTTTCAGTTCTGCGGCTAATGCTTTTGATATTGCAACAGCAGGCGTACAGCGATTAACTATTGATGCGAGTGGAAACATAGCCATAGGCCATTCAACGCCTTCAACCCTTGTACACATAAATAGTTCTTCAGATTCAATTATAAGGATTACAAAAACAGGTTCGAGTGATGCTGAAATAAAAAATACAAACTCATTAGATTTATGTTGTTCTTCTGGTGGTTCTGCTGGACAAATAGTGAGGATTCTTGTTGGTGGTGCACCAGATAGTTTAAATGAAGTTATGCGTATCGATGGAGGTCAAAAGGTGGCTATCGGAACTAGTACCACAACTGAAAAACTCTTGGTGGCTGGTGCTATAGACTTTACAGGTGCGGCAACAGGTAATACAGCTAGTTCTGGAAAATTAACCTATGAATCTGGCACTGCTTTCTTAAATTCAAAAGGACCAGATACATCTACAAGAGGAAAAATAGGATTAAACATTGCTGCTTCTGATGGTAGTTCTGGAATAACAGTTTTGAGTATAGATACCTCTGGAAATGCCACTTTTAGTGGTTCTTTATCTAAAGGTTCTGGATCATTTAAAATTGACCACCCTTTACCAGAAAAAAAAGATACACATAATTTGGTTCATTCATTTGTAGAAGCACCGCAAGCAGACAATATTTATAGAGGCAAAGTGGATTTAGTTAATGGAACAGCAACCGTTAATATTGATATGGTCGCAGGGATGACCGAAGGTACATTTATTTTATTAAATAGAGAAATTCAATGCTTTACATCCAATGAAACAGGGTGGACAGCAGTTAAAGGTTCAGTATCAGGAAACATTTTAACTATTACAGTGCAAGATAATACTTGCACCGATACAATTTCTTGGTTGGTTATTGGAGAGAGACAAGATTCTCACATTAAAGAGACAGACTTGACAGATGAAAATGGAAAAATAATTGTTGAACCTTTAAAAATTGTATAGTTGCAGTATTAGAACGAAATTAATATAATGGAAAAACCCCAGTAAAATCTATGCCAACACCACAACAACAATATGATCAGACAAAGTTACGTCTTGACAATAATTTAAAAAAAGCGCAGCTTTTAAATCAAGAAATAGAACAAAAAGAAAAAGATAATCAGGAAGCCATAAAAATAGTACAAGAAATACAAATGCTTAGAAATGAAGCTCAAAGCCTTGTTCAACCAATAATTGAAGATCAGGGTGCAATAAAAATTCTTTCACAAACAGATGGTGTTGAAACATCACAAATAGTACAATCAAATTAATTTTAAATTTTTATTATGGCCGTAACTTGGAAAGTTATTTCTTTAGACTCAACAAAAACTGTCGGTTCTTTATCTGATGTAGTAACAGCTATTCACTGGACAGCAAGCGACTCTGAAACTGTAGGAAGTGGAGAAGATGCTGTTATACATAGCGGAGAATCTTATGGTTCAATAGGGATACATAGTCCTAGTAGCTCATCTTTTATTCCTTATAAAGACATTACAGAGGAAAATGCTATTGCATGGTGTAAGGCTGCACTAGGATCTGTTGAAGTCACAGGTATTGAAACAAGTATCGCTGCACAGATAACAGAATCAAAAACACCGACTAGATCTTCTGGTTTACCTTGGTAGAAAGAACAGATAGACCTACATAAAGCGGTGCTAATGCACAGATTCCACAGAAAGTTATAATAGTAACAGGTATTAATGCTTTAGAAAAGGCTTCTTTCATGTTTCAAAAAATTGCTAATGTTTTGAGTATTATCTCATTTGTAATGGTAGCTTTCATGAGTGGTGGAACATACTTTGCATACAAATATGTAACATCAGAACAGTTTAAATCAAGAATTATGAATGAGATTCTTGATAACGTGTCTGGAGTGATGCCGAAAGTATTAGATCAGAACTTACCTAAAGCTACAGGGCCATCAATGCCAATTATTAAATGAATTGCTGGCATTGTAAAACAGAACTGATCTGGGGTGGAGATCATAGTATGGATGAAGAGGATTACCCTTGTTCATCTGCTGAATATAGTATGGTAACTAATCTTTCTTGTCCTAAATGTTATTCTCATGTAGAAGTTTATCTTCCTAGAAATGCCTACGATTGATATACCTGATATTCAAATTAGAGAGATATATATTCCAGATGTTCCAGAAATCTATAGTCCGCACTATATAACCATTACAAAACCACCAGATATTGATGTTCCTGGTTGTACCTATCAACATCGTGATATAAAAAATACTGGTAATCGTAATTTATTATTGGAAGATCCAAATGGTGTATTTACAACGTGCGATTTTCCGTTTCCTAGCTTTATTCCTCTTGACTATACACCTGAGAATATGGTCATTACAGAAGAAGCACCTATTAATAATGAACCACCGCCCTTACCAGAAACAGAGCAGCCAAAAATTCCTGACTTACCTAAACCACCCCCACCAGATTTTCCTCCTTGCCCTGGTAAAAACGATCAACGAGTAGGAGACTTTCGTAACGATAAAAAGTTAGAACGTGTTATTTCTCATGAAAGAGGGCAAGATGGGATTGAATGTATAACTATCTATGAAGCAGTTGAGTGGAAAGATCAGTACATACCTTCTGCCCCTCAGTTTGTTGGGGTATTTAGCTTGGCTTTGGTTGGGGCATCTGCTCCCGCTATTCTCCAACTTGTACGACCATTAGTTAAGCAAGCCGTTTCTAAGCTAAGTAAAAAGCGAAAGTAACATTGTTACGGATTGAAAACATACTCAAAGGTATATACCTCTCATGCTATAGTAAGTAGGCAATAAACAATTTCATTTTTATGAAACATAAATACGAACAAAGAACTGAACACACTCTTGAAAAAGATGACAGATTCTATTTCTACTTTGATCAATTTGATAGAGAGATTAGTCTCAATTTTCATTCTGCTAGAAATGATGTAACAGAATATTCAATGTCTCTTGATAAATTCATCAAATCATTACAACTATCTATTTCAGATTTTGATAAAAATGAACTAGAAGTAATGAAAATGTCTGCTGCTGTTTTATTTACAAAAATAAGACAGATAGAAAAAGCTGAAGCTGAAGCAGAACTTGAAGAAACTGAAGAAAAAGTAACTCAAACAGTATGACTTCACAAATAGAAAATGCCCTCTCAACTTTATATGAGGGCATAGACTATTCTCTAGAATTTATTACTCCAGAAAAAGCACAATTTTATCTAGAG